GCGGGGGCGGCTCATTCGTCAACCTCCACGCTATCCACGCCCGTGTAATAGGGCGCGGGCCTGTCGGGCAGGGGTGCGAAGAGCTGCGCGGGCTTGCCGCATAGCCCGTTCGCGCGCCAGTACGCGCCGATGTAGTCCTTCGTGGACATATCCGGAGTCCACTTCGGATAGGTGCGCTTGCAGGGCTTCGGCCGGGGCTTGCGCAGGGGCTTGAGCGCGGCCAGTTGCAGCGGCACGGTAGAGCCCGGCGCGAGGGTATACCGGGCGCGGGTTCCGTCCGGGTAACGGGTTTCGATTGTGTGCATGGTCGGATCTCCTAGAACGGCGCCGGCTCGGCCGGCAGGGGTGGACGTGGCGCGCGCACGGGGCGCGCGTCAGGGGGAAGGGAAGGGTAGTGCAGGGGCACGGGCGGGAAAGGCCACACGGGGCCTTTCTGGGGCTTAGGCATTGCAACACCCGCAGCAGGGCGCATCCTCGCAACGGCCGCGCCTGTTCCGGTAGAACTCGCGGCCGCCGGATGTCCAGACATGCGAAACCCCGCGCGCGAGGGAGTGCCGAAGATACCGGCCCGCAGCTGCAGCGGCCTCGGGGTCGGATGCTGCAAGCTCAGGGTCCACCGATTCCGCCAGCGCGAGATCGGGGTCCACGGGCGCCGCTAGGGCGTAGCGTTTGCGTCCGAGCGGGGTGATAGTGTCACCAGGACGGATAGGGGCGCCCGTGCGGGCGCAGCGGCCAGGATAGCGTGCAATCATGGGTTGATCTCCTATCGTGCGGGAGTGCACGGTATAGCCCGGGCCCGCCGGGCTAGCCCCTACACTCTAGGCCGGCTGGAAGTGCCGCGCCATGGCGCCGTGCACGATGATGGCGACGGATGCCTGAGCGGGCCCGCGCGCGGCGCCGTCGCATGCTTGGCACGTCACGCACTGGCGCCGATTGCCTCCTTCAGGGCTCGCCGGGCAGGCAAACTCACGCGCGCCTAGCGTTTCATCGGCGCCCCGGACCCGGAACGTGCGCCAGCCCATGGCGCGCGCCGTGTCACGCTCTTGGGCGCTATCGGCCGATGCCATTACAAGCTCGCGCAGCTGCTGCGCGTGCGCTTGGCGCCATTGGTGCGTGTAGCCCGTGCGGCCGGCCGCGTAGCGCAGCAGTGCGCGCCAGTGCCGCGCCGGGATAGCGGCAGGGTCGCCATAGGCACCTAAGCGCACGGCGCGCCCGGCGAGCATGCGCGCGCCTTGAGCGGGCGAGAGCAGGGGATAGGCGCCGCGGGTCCACGCGGCATAGACCGATTGCACACTCTTGCCTACGTCGACGTAGCACGTCCGGGCGCGGGTATCGTCGCCCCGGTGGACACAGTCACCACAGATTGACGCATCGGCGCCGCTGTCAATCGCGGCAAGGGGCGATTGATCAGCGCGCAGGATGAAGGTTTGCACCAGGTCGCCCGTTTTCACGTTGGCGCTGCGCAGAACAACTATGCCGATGATGGGCGCGCCGTCAAGCGCTGAGGGACCATCGTAGAAAACGAATCCGCGGGGCTTTGCCATGTTCTCTCTCCATGTAGTGTGGGTCTGGTGCTGGTGCACCCCATAGCAGCCCGCGCGGGGCTGCTAGGCGGGTGGATCAGGCAGCGAGGACGACGTTTTCGAGCGCGACGGACAGCAGCGCGAGGGTAGGCGCGGTGCGACGAAGGCCGGAACCCTGCGCGATGGCGATCCATTCGCGGCCGTCGCGGCGGATGTGCCAGACAAGGCCGGCAGCATAGCCGGTGTACTCACCGCGGCGGAATGTGGACTTTCCGATGTTGCTCAGGGATTGCATAGTGTTAGTCTCCAATGATGCGCGCCCGTAGGCGCGCGGGTTGAGGGTTAGGCGAGGATGTAACGGCCGGCGTCATATTCGGCGAGGACGGCCGGGCCGATGGTGTTCGGCGTGGCGTCGAAACCAAACACCGTGACGGTGCCGCGGATGTTGCGCGCGGCGTCAACGAACATGGCAGGCACGTCGGCCATGATGTCATCGGTGGGCGTGAAAGTGATCATGAGAACTTGCGCGGCGCCGTAAACGCGGCCTGTTGGGTAGTGAACGGTCTGCATGATGTCGCTCCTTGCATGGGTTTCCCTGGTGCGCCTAAGCGCAGCTCGAGCGTATCAATGTTTGCGGCAATTGTCAATAGCCCTACATTGCGCTCCAGTATTGTCGGGTATGCCCGGACTGCCCGGGGGTGTGCATATTGCCCGGGCGGGTTAGGGGCGAGGGTGTCGCGGCTCACGGCGCGGGGGGTATCTAGGGGTATAGGTGACTAGGTGATTGTGACCTAGTTCTAGGTGTTATAACAGGCGTTATAACGTATAGGTAGGGCTGCACGGCTGGCGGGAATGGCGGGGTGTATGCCCCCGACCACCCACACTACCCGGCGCGTCAAACCGCGCGCCAAGCCCCCAGCTCACGCCACAAGCCCCACGCCGATGGGCGAGGGTATGCCCCCGACTACCCGGCTAGGTGCCGATGCGCCAGGGTATGCCCCCGACTACCCGGCTAGGTGCCAGTGTCGGTGGGTATGCCCGCCACTGCCCGGGGGCTGGCGGCTGGCGGCTGGCGGCTGGCGGCTGGCGGCTGGCGGCCGCCAGGCCAGGGGGGTAGGGCCAAGCGGATGGGCCAACAGAAACGGAAGGGCCGCAAAAAATTTTTTGCAAAACAGCAACAGCCCTATGCCCCAACAGTTGCGGCAGTCTTTTGCGCTTGGCAGTTGCAGCAGTCCTTCCTTTTGCTGCACTTGCACCTGCCTCACGATCTGCTACCATGCCGCGCATGAGCTTTGAGTCACTGCCGCTCACCATCCGCGAGATCAAGGCGACGGAAGAGGTGTTACAACGCCTGTATAACTCCGCGCGCCTAGGGCTCAAGGGGGACGCGCTGGCGTACAACGCCGGTCTGCTGCCGGTGGAGTTTCGGCGGCTGTGTCAGATGGACCCGATTGCCGAGTACGCTGTGGCCAAGGGCCATGCTGACACTGAGGCGAAGATGGCCAAAGTGTTGCAAGACGCCGCGGAGGCGGGCGACGCCAAGGTGGCGCTGGACTACCTGAAGCACCGCGCAGACTGGCAGGCCGCGCAAAAGATCGAGGTCAGCACGACCGAATCGATCAGCATCACCGTGGCGCTGGAGCGCGCGCAGGCGCGGGTGGCCGAGGTTATCGAGAACGCGCCGTCATTGCGCTTGGACCATGCAGCAACCGAAGTACGGGCCGCAAGATGAACAGGGGCTGATGGTCCGGCTGTGGTCGCCGGCGATTGCCGACGACCCGCTGGCCTTCGTGATGTTCGCTTTCCCCTGGCGCGAAGCGGGCACGCCACTGGCCAACCACAAGGGCCCGCGCAAGTGGCAGCGCGAAATCTTGCAGCAGATGGCCGAGCACATCCGCGCCAACAAGCCCCGCGAGGCGTTTGAGGTCTTCCGCGCGGCGGTCGCCTCGGGCCGGGGCATCGGCAAGTCGGCGCTGGTGTCTTGGCTGGTGCTGTGGATGCTCACGACGCGCATAGGCTCCAGCGTGATCGTCAGCGCCAACAGCGAGGCGCAGCTTCGCTCGATCACTTGGGCCGAGATCACCAAGTGGCTGGCGATGATGATCAACAGCCACTGGTTTGAGATCAGCGCCACGCGGATCACGCCGGCCAAGTGGCTGACGGAACTGGTGGAGCGCGACCTGCGCAAGGGCACGCGCTACTGGGGCGCCGAGGGGCGGCTGTGGTCGGAGGAGAACCCGGACGCCTACGCCGGTCTGCACAACTCGGACGGCGTGCTGCTGATCTTCGACGAGGCCAGCGGCATACCGGACGCGATCTGGGACGTGGCGCAGGGCTTCTTCACCGAGAACACGCCGCACAGGTTCTGGATGGCGTTCAGCAACCCGCGCCGGGCGCAGGGGTACTTCTACGAGTGCTTCAACGCCAAGCGGGCGTTCTGGCGCACGCGCAACATCGACGCGCGCACGGTCGAGGACACCGACAAGGCCGTCTACGAGCAGATCATCGCGGAGTACGGCGAGGACAGCCCGCAGGCCAAGATCGAGGTCTACGGGGAGTTCCCGACTACGGGCGACGACCAGTTCATCGCGCCCAGCCTGGTGGACGCGGCGATGAAGCGGCCCAAGTACAAAGACCCCGAGGCGCCCATCGTCGTCGGCGTGGACCCGGCGCGCTCAGGCGCGGACAGCACCGTGATCGTGGTGCGTCAGGGGCGCGATCTCATCGACATCAAACGCTACCGCGGCGACGACACGATGACGGTCGTGGGGCACGTCATCGAGACGATTGAGGAGTACAAGCCCACGCTGGTCGTGATGGACGAGGGTGGGCTGGGGTATGGCATACTTGACCGCTTGACCGAACAGCGGTATAAGGTGCGCGGCGTGAACTTTGGCTGGAAGGCCAAGAACCAGGTCATGTGGGGCAACAAACGGGCTGAAATCTGGGGCGCGATGCGCGACTGGCTCAAGTCGGCCAGTCTGCCAGCGGATCGGCAACTGAAATCGGACCTGACCGGCCCCAAGACGAAGCCCGACAGCTCAGGAACGATCTTTCTGGAGTCCAAGAAGGACATGAAAGCCCGAGGATTGGCCTCTCCCGACGCAGCAGACGCGCTGGCGGTGACGTTCGCCTACCCTGTGGCGTCTCGGCAGTACGTCGAACGCCCGCGCACCATCGTCGCGCGCGGCCAGGCGGCCGTCTCGACGGGCTGGATGGGGGCCTGATGGCCAAGAAGTCCGTCAGTCTGAGCGTCGGCCGGGGCGAAAAGCTGCCGGTGAGCCAAGGCGCGGGGCTGACGGCCAAGGGCCGGGCCAAGTACAACGCCGCCACGGGCTCCAACCTCAAGGCGCCGGCCCCGAACCCCAAGACCGAGGCTGACAAGGGCCGCAAGGCCAGTTTCTGCGCGAGAATGGGTGGGGTGGCGGCCAAGGCCAAGGACGGCGAACGGGCCAAAGCGGCCCTCAAACGGTGGAAGTGCTGATCATGGCGACCAAACCAGGGCTCTACAGCAACATCAACGCCAAGCGCGAGCGCATCGCGGCCGGCAGCGGCGAGAAGATGCGCAAACCGGGCACGGCCGGCGCTCCGACCGCCAAGGCGTTCAAAGAGTCCGCGAAGACAAGGAAGAAGTGATGCCCCTCGTCAAGTCTGCCAGCCCCGCCGCCTTCCGCAAGAACGTGAAGACGGAAATGGCCCACGGCAAGCCGCAGAAGCAGGCCGTGGCCGTCGCCTACAGCGTCCAGCGCGCGGCCAAAAGCAAGCCCAAGAAGAATGGCTGACGTAGCAGGCATTGTTGCGGCTGGTGCTGTCGCCGCGGGCGGCAGCAAGGGCGACTCGGAGATCCTGACGACGGCTCGCGCTCGTCTGTCCTCGGCCATCTCGTCGTACAGCGAGAGCCGCGAAGACGAACTGGACGACCTGAAGTTCTTCGCCGGCAGTCCGGACAATCATTGGCAGTGGCCAGCGGACGTTCTGGCCACCCGCGGCGCGGTGCAGGGGCAGACGATCAACGCGCGGCCGTGCCTGACCATCAACAAGCTGCCGCAGCACGTCCGCCAGGTCACCAACGACCAGCGGCAGAACCGGCCTACGGGCAAGGTGATCCCGGCCGACGACAACGCTGATGTCGAGGTCGCGGAGGTTTTCAACGGCATCGTCAGGCACATCCAGTACATCTCGGATGCGGATGTGGCCTACGACACGGCCTGCGAGAACCAGGTCACCTACGGCGAGGGCTACATCCGCATCCTGACGGAGTATTGCGACGACAACACCTTCGATCAGGACATCAAGATCGGGCGTGTGCGCAACTCGTTCAGCGTCTACATGGACCCGACGATCCAAGACCCGTGCGGAGCCGACGCCAAGTGGTGCTTCGTCACCGAGGACATCCTGAAGTCGGACTACGAGCGGATGTTCCCCAACGCCGCGCCTCTGACCACGCTGATGACGCTGGGTGTGGGCGACCAGTCGCTCAGTCAGTGGCTGAACGAAGACACGGTGCGGGTGGCGGATTACTACTACGTCGACTACGACGAGGCCACGCTGAACCTGTACCCGGGCAACCAGACGGCGTTTGCCGGCACGCCCGAGGACCAGCAACTCAAGGCGATGTTCGGCAAGCCGGTGCGCAGCCGCAAGAGCCAGCGCCAGCGCATCCGCTACTGCAAGATCAACGGCTACGAGATTCTGGAGCGCGGCGAGTGGGCGGGCAAGTACATCCCCGTCGTGCGCGTGATCGGCAACGAGTTCGAAGTCGATGGCCGGTTGTACCTGTCGGGCTTGGTGCGCAACGCCAAGGACGCGCAGCGCATGTACAACTACTGGACCAGCCAGGAGGCCGAGATGCTGGCTCTGGCCCCCAAAGCGCCGTTCATCGGCTACGGCGGCCAGTTTGAGGGCTACGAGACGCAGTGGAAGACAGCGAACACGCAGAACTGGCCCTATCTGGAGGTCAATCCTGACGTGACGGACGGGGCGGGCAACGCGCTGCCGTTGCCGCAGCGCTCTCAGCCGCCGATGGCCCAGACCGGGCTAATTCAGGCCAAGATGGGCGCTTCGGAGGACATCAAGGCGTCCACGGGGCAGTACAACGCCTCGCTGGGCATGACTAGCAACGAGCGCAGCGGCCGTGCCATCATGGCCCGTCAGCGCGAAGGCGACGTAGGAACCTACCACTATGTGGACAATCTGGCCCGCGCTGTTCGTTATGTTACTCGTCAGCTGGTGGATCTGATCCCCAAGATTTACGACACCCAGCGCATCGCTCGCATCATCGGTGAAGATGGCGAGACGAAGATGGCCAAGATCGACCCGACGCAGCCCGAACCGGTGCGCAAGATCGTGGACCAGCAAGGCATCGTGCTGGAGAAGGTCTACAACCCCAGCGTCGGCAAGTACGACGTGGTGGTCACGACGGGTCCGAACTACGCCACCAAGCGCCAGGAGGCGATGGAGTCGATGGGTCAAGTGCTGCAAGGCAATCCGCAACTGTGGGGTGTGGCTGGCGACCTGTTCGTCAAGAACATGGACTGGCCGGGCGCGCAGGAGCTGTCCAAGCGGCTGGCCAAGACCATCGACCCGAAACTCATCAGCGACGACGAAGACCCGGCTATGCAGGCGGCTCGGCAGCAGATGGAGGCGATGGCGCAGGAGATGCAGCAGATGGCCACCATGCTGCAAAACGTGCAGCAGTCGATGGAGGCGCAGAAGCTAGAAATCGACACCTTCAAGGCTCAGACGGACGCCGAGGTCAAGGCATACGAGGCCGAGACGAGGCGTTTGCAAGTCGTGGCGGCCGGTATGCAGCCCGAGCAGGTCCAAGAGGTCGTCATGCAGACGCTGCGCGACGTGATGACCACGGGTGATATGGCCATCGCAGCCCGCACGGAGATGCCTCAATGACGTGCGAAGTTTTCATCGGGCACCTGTTTTTGGCCCGCGACGTGGCACACTCGTCGCACCTGAACACACGCTCGTTTGCCAAGCACTCGGCGCTGAACGAGTTTTACGACGAAGTGGTGGAACTGGCCGATTCGTTTGCCGAGGCGTACCAAGGCAAGTACGGGCTGATCGGTCCGATCACGTTGCAGTCCGCGGCCAAGACCAACAGCGTTGTGGAGTTCTTGGAAGACAATCTCAAGACGCTGATGGACATGCGCTACAAGGTAGTTGAGAAGGAATGCACTCCGTTGCAGAACATCCTCGACGAAATCTTTGCGCTGTACTACCGCACTTTGTACAAGCTCAAATTCCTCGCGTAAGGACGCATCATGGAACTTCTCCAGCCAATGTCAAAGGCCGACTACCCGGCCTACACCGCAACCGCGGGCGCCACGGCCGGCGACACTACGGCGTGGGCGCCTGGTCCGCAGGGTGTGGTGGTATGGTGCGACCAGCCTTGCTACGTTGAGGTCGGCGTGGCGGCAACGGCTACCAACGCCAGCACACCCATTCCTCCCTACACACCGATTCCGTTTGCGGTGCCGGCAAATGTGACCGGCGCACCTTGGCGCGTAAGCGTGCTGCGTATTGGTTCGACTGACGGCACGGCGTACTGCAAGCCGATCAACAAGCAATGAGCTTCTTCGGCGTCGATCTGCGCAATGCCTTGCCCATTGGGCTGGGTGGGATTGTGTCGTTGTTCTCTGGCCGCGGCAACGATCAGGCGCTGAATGACCTGTTGACCGAGGACAACAACAACTTGGTGCAAGAAGACGGCGCCCTCATCCTTCTGGAGTAGACCATGCCCGATCTCAAGATTTCCCAACTGACCTCTGCCGCAACCCCGTTGGCCGGCACCGAGGTACTGCCCGTCGTTCAAAGCGGCTCTACCGTCAAGGTCGCCGTCTCCGACCTCACCGCAGGCCGCGCGGTCAGCGCCTCGGCGTTGACAGCTTCATCTGGCAACCTGACGTTCTCCGGCACCGCGCAGCGGATCACGGGGGATTTCAGTAACGCGACGGTGGCGAATCGTCTGATATTTCAAAGCAGCACGGTAAATGGGGGCACCAGATTTACTATTATTCCAAATGGCACATCTGCGGTTGCGGGATTTGACGCACACTCTTCCAGCTCAGATCCGGGGGGAAATGCCTCCCGCGCCTCTTTGGTCGTTGTTGGTGGTTCCGACGTTCGCGTTATTTCCGACATTAATGGCACCGGCACCTACCTGCCGATGACCTTCTACACCGGAGGCAGCGAGCGGGTCAGGGTTGATACGTCGGGGAATGTGGGGATTG